CTTCTTTTGTAGCATAAATCATGTTATTTTTTTTATTTCTGTAAACTTCTTCAGTGGTGCATTGTATTTTTTTCATAGCACATATAATCGCATAAAAAACAAGACAGAGCAACAAAAAAACCCTAACTGATTAGTTAGGGTTGAATTGGAGAAGTTTTGAATAAAAACAACTAAATAATAACACAATAATTAAAAAATAAAACAATTAATTAATTACATTTATCCACTCTCTTGTTTGAGGAGGCACATCTAAATCTTTTGTCATAGGAAAACTTATAGACAATCTTTTTGATAAGGATGTTGCTTGATGAACTATATTTTTAGGTATGTAAATTATATCGCCCTTATTTAAAATAACATCTAACATAGGTTTTTTATCTGTAATTACTTGACGTTCTCCTTCATATAAATACATATCCCATATTTTAAAATTAGTTTGACCAGTTACCTGTACAATAATATTATCTGATCTATCCCAATGTTTATTTAAACTTGTATTTTTTTCTCCTTTGTGTAAATCAAAATAAATATGTGCATCTACCACAGCTTTATTTTCTTTTTCCAAATAATTACATATTGTATTGATGTTTTCATTGGCTCTAGACATATCAGAAATCCAACATACTCCTTGTTCAATTACTGGTATAATACAATCTGCTGGTATAGATTTTTCATCACTCACCCAAGGTGATGATTGCCATCTTATATTTTCATGATTAGCTGTCGTGTGAAATCTGTCTGTATTCGTAAGTGGTCTTATATTTATTAAAGTTTCAAGTTCTTTCCAACTAAACAAATCGTAACAAACCTTTTCTCTATTGTTTGGTTTGTTTTCTTTTATACAATCTAATATTTTATGTAAGCCAAGTGACAATGCTGTACCTAAGACCTTTTGTTATTGGAGTAACTTGATGAGGATATAAAAAATTACTAGGAAATAAAATCATATCTCCTGTTTTTAAATCTGGTTTAGAATAAGGTTGGTCATTTAAAGGATTAAAAAAGACTACATCTCCACCTTCATATTCTTCATTTATATTTATAATTATAGATATAGTTCTGTTCATAGCAGAGGATTGATCAACGTGCTTTATATAAAAATTACCTACTTCATATTTTAAAAGATTTACTTCATGCAAGTGTAATCTACCTAAAAATTTTATATGTTTAGAATATTTAGACATAGCTTCTTTAATACCATCTTCTACTATTTTATAATATGAGGGAGCCTCATAATCATTAGGGTTCAACCAATGAGATAAAACATCTCTTGTCTTAGTATCTGTTTGTGGTTGGTTATTTCTACCCATAACTTCTGCTTTTGTCTTACAATGTTTATCCATATAATAAATCATTTTTTTACAGTCTTCTAAAGGTATAACTTTTTTAATATGAAAAATCGCTTGATGAATTTGCATTTATGTATTTTACAAAAATTAACCGTTTTGTAAAGAACGATCAATTAAAGCATAAGATACTATACCTTGTATTTTGCCACCAGTACCAGCAGTTAATTTCAATATATCTCCTTCTTCTAATACTAATGTTTGAGATATTATTTGTCTTGTTGTATTAGTTGCAATAGCTGCTTTATCTATTCTGAAAGTTGCAGTAGCACTTGTGTCTGTCACTTCCGTTGTTAAGTCCACTGACCCAGAATGATTATTGTGAGCTTGTATTTGTTTGACTAAACATCTACCAGAAGTCGGAGATGTTAAAACTGTAGTTTGACTTGTATCAGATAAATTAAACCCTGCATTTTTATATTGTATTGTCATGACAGAAACCACTCAAAAGTTTGTTGCTCAGATTTTAAATCTTCTTGATAAGAACTGTTTAATTTTTGCACTATTTGATTTAAGGCTAAATTTATTAATCTTTGGTTTTCTACAGTGTACTCCATTTTAGGATCTGGTATATTCGTTACTATTTTAGCCAATTTTTGTCCTCTGCTTTCTTATAGCCTCTTTACCTGCTTTTGCTATGTTTACAACTTGAGTTTTACCCATCACTTTAGCTCTTTGTTCCATAACTGTCAAAATTTGTATTTTTCTAGCAAAAGGTTTAGATAATTTTTTTACTTTAGCTACAGTTTCCCTTGCATCTTTAGGAGTTGCAAATTTAATACGAACCGTATCTTTAGGGTTTTCATCAGTGTATAATCTTCTTCCTGTATTCTTTGGTTTTTTACCTGTTCCTTTTAAAGGATCTTTTTTTTTGTTTGTCATCAATAAACCATTTTATCTGTTTTATTTTTTTTATTTCTTTTAATATGTTTCTTTTTTTCATCTTTTAAAATTATTACTCTATATATTATATCATCAGGTGTTTCAAAATAACAGTATTCATTATGATAAAATACTTTAAAAGATTTTTGTTTTTGTAAACCCCATTTAAATATTATAGCATTTTCTTTTATCATAGTTGAAAAAAACTTGTATGCTTTTGGGTTTTCTGTTTTTGTAAATCTCCATATTTTTTTTGCTTTTAAAACTATTGCATAAGGATTAGATGTGTGTTCACTTTTCCATACTACTCCCTGATCAAAACTCACTACTCTTTTTATGTCCATACATTATCGCCTACCATCTAACTGTGTATCAGCTTTAAAAGTGCCATATCGCCAAGATTCATCTCTTGCAGTATTTTCTATTTTTAAGTTAGCTGCTCTTGCTCTTGCTCTAGTGTCTATTTTTTGTGTAGATTTACTAATAGTGAATGGTCCTAAACTACTACTAGATTCTGTATCACTAGGAAAATCTTTTAAATTTATAGTAATTCTTGCGTTACCAGACAAAGCTCTAAAGTCTGGAATAAATCTTCTAACTTTAATGAAAAATTCCCCTGTTCCTAATTTAGGATCATCAATCTCAAAATCGCCACTTTGAATAGAGCCTACTATAGCTGTTGTAGCAGTATTGTTAACTTGATTATTGCCTTTTTCGTGTGCGTATAAAATACTTGAACCATTGACATTTGTTACCCCTTGTATAGTTGGAAATGACGGAGTACCTGTTTCATTAAATTGAGTTGCATAAGGATTATCGTAAACAGTTTTGTCATAGTATGAAGTTCTATCAAGTGAACCTATTGTCCACACTCCCTCTAAATAATTGTAGGTAACTACTCTGTCTATCTGGTTAGTAGATGCAGATGGATAAAACCAATTTATTTCTCCAAACAAAGAATTATAACCTGCAAAAATAACATCAGAGGCATCAAAGTTTAATCCTAAATCACCGTTATCAATAGTGGTAAAAACAAAATCTTCAACAGAGCAAGGTATCTTTTTAACTGTACCGTCATATAAATAAAATCCACCAGCTTGACCCATCCAATATACAACACCGTTCACAGCAACTATTCCATGTTGAGATATTAGACCACAGTTTGAACCAACTTGCTCTATACCAAAAGTAAATGGTGGTCCTATAAAACGAATACTGTATGCAGAGGTATCAGTTAAAACTAAATTGTAAGATCCAGCGTTTACACCACCCACTATTTTAGAACCATTATCTATTCTAAAAGTACCAGCAGTATTGGTAGAAGTAGGAATGTAATCTGTCAAACTTTCTTGATCAGAAAACCTAATAAACATTTTATCTTGTACACCACTAGCTATTGTAACCTCTGTGCCTAAATGTATTAAATGTCTATCCCTATCTGATACTATAGTCATTACACTTTTTTCTGGAGCATTAGAAATAACAGTTGCTCTAGTTCCTAAAGAATTAGAGGCAGATGGGTCCCATTGAAAACTTTTATTATTTCTAACAGTGCCTATTAATATTTCACCAAAATTATCTAAAGACCAATTACCAGGTTCTAGTATCGTTACTACTTGATCTGTAGCATCTCCCCAACCAGCGTAAGTTGATGCCTCAATAACTTGTGTACCGTCACTATGAGCAGATGTGGCTGTGCCTAATGCTCCTCTAGTTATGCCAGTTAAATCATTTCCAGCTTTACCAGTATAAGTTATTAATTCGCTATCAATTAAAATAGTTCCTCCTGATGAGGCAAAGTTTGTCGTAGAATCAAGAGTTATAGAAGTTCCTGACCCTCCAGTTCCAGCACTGTCATTAAGCAATGCTCCATCTAGTGTATCTGATGCTAGTGGAAAAGTTTCACCTCCCCATCTGCCAGTACCCCACCCATAACCAGCTACTTGAAAAGCATCTCCTATTTTAAAGTAAGGTGTAACTGTAACACTTCCAGCTGCACTCATACCAGTACCAGATTCATTACTAGCCATAGTAACTGTAAAATTATCTGATGTTGCTGTAATTACTTGAAAAGTATTAGTTGTAAAATTAGCTGTGTTAAAACCAGTTGCTCCACCTCCTGGTAAAGTAACACTACTAAATATAAACAAATCTCCTTCAACTAAACCATGTGCAGCTTTGTTTACAGTAATTGTTGATGAACCATTTGATGAAGTAAAAGTACAAGAAGTTAAAGCAGTGCCAAGAGGTGAGATGTCGTAAAATGCTCCATCATAATAAACAAACAATCCTTTGTTAGTGCCTATTCCTATAAACCTTCTTCCTGTCGTATCTGCCCATATAAGCATAGCTCTAGTCACCCCAACTAAACTATCAGTAGTGGTTTGTTCCCACCCTCCTATTTTTTCAGGGTAGCCATAGCGAAATCTAACATTATCGCAGTCTATCCATTTACCTTCTGCTCCAGTAGGCGTGACTTGTTTGTTTATGCCTGGTGCAATATTAACTTCTCTTAAAGGCATTTAGGATTTACCTTTTTAAATCTACAACTGAACTATCGTCACTCCATCTGTTAACACGAGCTACCTCTGTAACTTTACCATCAACTACAGTGTCTGTGTATAATGCTTTCATTTCAGTCATATTAGAAGCTCCGTCTATAGCTGAACAAATGTCTTCACAGTCCTTGCGTATTTTAGCACAGTAATCAGTGACAGATGTAGGTATTGTCTTTGAACTATCCATTGTTACCCTTGCTACTAGCCAGTCAAACTGTCTCATTTTATCATAAGCATCTTCTTTTGCTGAAGATTTTGCTTCGACTTTAAAATTAGCTAAATCTTTATCTACTAACTTTATAGTCTCGGTAACTTTTTTTGATGATGTATCATAAGCATAAGTTGCTTTACCATCTTGATCTTGAAATCTATTGTCACCAGCATCTGCTCTTACAATAGTAAACAATCGTACAGCGTTTAACTCACTTTCTGACCACAAAGTAAAAATCTCTTTAGGATGTTTAATGCCATCAATTGTCATTGATTTAGCAGCAGATATTACTTCGGTAACACTATTATCGCCATTAGTATCTACTAGTGCCCACATATTTATCTCCTTTATAATTAATTAATTATAAGGAGATTGTAGCACATAAGGAGTACTTGACGCTACAGTGTAATCGACAGCAAAGCGTTTTTTTTCACAATAAATATCTCCAGCTTTGTGAGGTATTCTAGGATTAAAAAGCATAAAAGAACCTGGTGGAGCATAATAATCTTTACCATCCCAATGAAAACCACCTCCCCAATCTTCTTTCCAATCAGTATCAAGTAACCCTAAAATTTTCATTACATTTATTTCTTCTGGTAAATCGTGTTTATGATCTGTGTGCATATTACTTTTTGTATGTTTGTCTCTTACTCCTATTCCACAACATAATATCTCTGGGTCAAAAAGTTTG